TCGTTGCCTTTGCCCATTTCCGCGGATGTTGGGTTCGACACGCGAGCATAATAGGCGATCTGGTCGCCAAGCGTTTCGTCCGGCTGTGCTCCTATCCGGCGGCTGTAGCCAACCAGCTTTACTTCGTCGTGCATCGTGTCCATTCCTCTGCAAACGCATCTGCATCTTCGCGGCTTGGCGCTGTCACGCAGCTAAGGATGTCACTGCCTTCTCGGCAGACGACCGAATAACCTTCCAGGCTGAAGTAAATTTCCGCCGTTCGGTCCGCCTCAAGGCCGTAGTATGTCGTGATGATGCCGGTCATGACGACGCGATCTCCATCGCTAGGACGCCGGCTTCGCGGAACATCTGGTTGGCCGTCGCGATCTTGTCGGCCCAGCGCATCAGGAATGCCCGATCAGCAGGCGGATAGAAGACCCGGTCAATGCCGGACTGGATGATCAGACCGCAGCAATGCGGGCAGGGTGGATGCGTCACATACAGCGTGCATCCCGCCAGTGACACGCCATGCCTCGCGGCTGTGGCGATGCAATTCGCCTCGGCGTGCGTGATCATCTCCAATTTGGTCTTGCGGTTCTCGTACCTGTCGGGCGTGTCCACGACGCCTTGCGGCATACCGTTAAACCCGGTCGCCACTTGCCGCCGATCTTTTACAGCTACGCACCCGACCTTTGTACTGTCTTTGGACATGCTGGCTGCAAGCACTGCCATCGACATCCAGTGAGCGTGCCATCGCGGGCTTGTCTCGATGCTCATCGTTTCCTCCACTTAGATTTCGGCCCGACTTTCTTGCGGTGGTTGAACGGCGCAGGCTTGGTGCGCCGCTTTGGCTTGGGCTCCGGACGCCACGTCACTCCGACGCTAGCTTTCGTAGCCATTTCGGCATCTCCTCTCGCTTGACGTACACAATCTCTCGATGCTGTTGGCACCAGACACCGCCTTCACCGGCTTTCCTGTGGCAATACTCTACCGATGGCGGATGACCCCGGTCGATCCGCTTGACCCATTGGCACATGCGCGTCTTCGCCTCTGTGTTCTTTGGCGGGGGTGTGACGTATGGCAGATACTTCTGCCCTTTCTTATTCTTCAGGCCCATGCGGTAGGCCACGCCAATGACCGCGTTGTCAGTCATTTTATGTCCGGCATCAGACAGGTTGCGGACGATTTCCCCAATAGTGCGGCCCCTGTCGTATCCCTCACTGATGATCTCGCGCACGGTGTCGTTGTGCCTGCGCACGGCGTCAGCATTCACAACGCGCCTTGGCAAATCTAAGGAGCGCGCCTTGCGCACCACGCTGTCGCGGGTCCGCCCCATGTCCCTCGCGATTGCGCTGGCGGTGGACCCAGGCGCAAACCACATGCGTTCAAGGTGTTGGGCCTCTTCGTCAGTCCACTTCATAGCACAATTATCCCTCGGTGCTTGAACGGTATGACCGAGATGAGCCCGCGTCGCTCGGCGACTTTGGTGCGCTGATGCGCGGCCTGCCTGCTGATGCCCATATGGTCGGCAATCTCCTGTAACGTCGGCGCACGCTTGTCCGGGTCCTGCTCTTGCAGCGTTCGGATGGTGTCCATAAGCGTGTCAGTGTCTACTCGCATAGGCGTATCCCTCTCGGCTCGTATGGTTTCACGGTTAGCTTGCCCTTCCGCGCCAGCGCGTGTACGCGCCGCCCGCAGGACTGTCTGCTGATGCCAAGCCGTCTTGCCAGGGTGGCAATTGTAGGCGGAATGCCATCGCTTTCACCTTCCGCCTGCTCGTAAAGGAATGCAAGAAATTCTTGCTGCTTGGCGGTCAATTTTTCATCGATTGCCCCTGTCATCTATTCCTCCATCTTCAACGTGAGCGTGCTCTGGCGCACCGCCCGTGCGGGCTTGGCGGGCGTGATCTTTTCCGGCTGCGCCTTGTAATTACGCATGGGCCATGCCACGCGGTAACGCGAATTGCCGACGGTCCCAATTGCTTTTGTGTGTGCGCCCATGGCGTCCTTGATTGCGGCTTCTGCGGCGTCTATGCGGGCTTCCATGTCCTGCTTGACTGCACGGGCAGCGACCAGGTCTTCGAGGTGCTTGCCCAGCTTGAGCACGTCTAGGTCAACGGTCGGCAGGTCAGCCTCGCCCGTTGCATATGCTGCATCGGCATCGGCGCTAGTCTCGGCGGGATACCAATCCGGGCCTTCCTTGCGCGCCTCAAAATCATTAACTGCTGCGGCGATCTCGGCCTGCATGGCCTTGTCCGGCCCGTACACAAACAAGCGCAGTTCAATCCCACGGTACAGGACGGCGATACAGCCCCACTTGTAGCCGGTCACCATAAGCTGGGCCTGCAATTGCAACGGGCCGCGATGCGCTGCCGGCTCATCTTCGGGCATGTTGCTGGTCAGCTTTGCCTCAAGCACGCCTGGGCCGTCAAGCATCACCGGCCCCTGTCCTATGACGCGCAAACCCCTGATCCGCCCGGTCTCGCATGCCTGCCCGGTGCCGCTGGCGCTGCCGTCCAGGCTGCATGCCAGCGCCAGTGTGGGGTGAAAGAACGGCTCATCGTGGTCAAGCCGCACGTCCGCCAGGCCAAGGCGCTGCGCCGCTTCGCTAAGGATCACCGGTTCCAGGGCATTGCCCCAGTCTGCTGCCTCGCCTGGCGTAAATGGTGCCGGCGGCTTGCCGTTTAGCGTCGCCACGGCGCGCGCGAGCAATTCATTGCGCGTCATATATGGGCTTTGCCCTAGCAGCGCCGGGATTACCGACGCGCTGACCATGTGATCTGGGGTGAGTTTGCCTACCATGGTAGTGTTTCCTTTTGCATGGTGGTTGGAGAAAATGTTTATGGCTTGCTACGCAAGTGCGCTAGCGGCCCCTGTCCTATGCGAGCTTGCCAGGGCATTCCGCACGCTTGAGGCATGCCATGCACCGCCACGGGCTGTGGGTATGGCGCGTCGATTTAGGACCGCGGCCACCTCTCGCAATGATAGTCCGGCCCGCTGTAGCTCCTGTGCCAGCGGCACAGCTTGCGCGTAGGATGCTGCCAGAGCGGCGCTCTCGCGGCTCCTGGTAGCCTGACCGCCTGCGGATGGTGTTGGGCTGCCTAGCTTGACGCCTCGCGCCTTAGCGGCCCTTAAAGCCGCCTTCGTGCGCTCGCTGATTTGCTCGCGTTCGTGCTGCGCGAACACCGCGCGGATGCCAAATTCCAGTGTGGATGCGTGCGGCATGTCCGCCGCTTTGATCGCGACGCCGCTGTCGCGCAAGGCGAACAAGAAGCCAGCGTCGCGGCTCAAACGGTCCAGCTTGGCGATAAGGATTGTCGCGCCGATGCGCTTGCAGTGGTCTAGCGCGGCCTGTAGCTGCGGACGCTGGGCGCGCTTGCCGCTTTCAACCTCAGTGTACTCTGCGACGATGTCGGCAGCGTAGGGCTGCACGGCCTCTCGCTGCGCCTCAAGGCCAAGGCCGGATTGCCCTTGGCGTTGCGTGCTCACTCTGTAATAGGCGACATATTGGGGCATGCTATGCGGTCCAGATGGTGATGGCGAAAAGTACAGCCAGCCATGCGGCCAGGCAGATTATTTCGAATGCCGCAATAGCGATGCGGCGGATGCGAGCGGTGGTCATGTTCGCTACTCCGCGCTCAGTGCGTCGAGTTTTTTGATAATCAGGTTGACGCGGCGCTTGTCGCCGACGATTGCCATTGTCAAACGCGGGTTGGCGTCGAAAAAGGCGCGGACGTGCGGGGGCTCGTAATTGCGCAGGACGCGCGGAGCCAGCTTAACACCAAAAATATCCGTTTTCTCACCGCAGTATTTCCGGTATTGAGCCATGACGTTTGTCCGATGTTTCCACGATGGACCTTCGTCGAACTCGCTCATTTTGGCGCAGTAGCCGTTGCGCGCCAGGGTGCGCAGGGCGCGCTCCATATCGGCGTGGACGGCAATTGATTTGTTGTTGATGATGATAGTTTTCACTGGTTTGGTTCCTCGTGTTGGTGGCGGGGCCGAAGCCCCGCGGGTTGGCTAGGCGGCCATTACTCCGCCCCCTCTAAGAAAAACGGCGCGCTATCCAGACAACTGCCCGTATCGCGTTTAGTGCGGCGTATCTCGGCTTGGTAGTCGCCACAACCGTTGGGGATGTGCGACCCCGGCGCGCTAAACAACGGCCTAAGCTCGCCGCTAAACTCACGCTCCACCCACGTGCGCACGTGCTGGCGCACGTCTAGTAATTCGTTCGGCGCCAAGCGCCGGGTATACTCTTCGCCGCTGCGGTTGTCATAGATCGAAAAGAACATCATTCCACTCCAGGTTTCAGGTTGGCAAGGAAAGGGAGCCGAAGCCCCGCGGGTTGGCTAGGCGTTGTCGGCATTGAGCGCTGCAACCATGGCACGGTAGAGCAGCATCGTCCGTACGCCAGCGCTGCGTCGCGTCCTGCCCACATGCTCCGTGGAGCACTCCACGACGCGGCGGACGCCAATCGCGCGCTCGCTGATCATCTTCGGCCGGCCTTGGAAGCCGGGCTCAAGCTCAACAACGGCCATTTTGCGATACCTGCGGCCATATTGACGGGCTTTGCCGCTAAGGGCCGGGCAAGCCTCCATGTAGATATACTTTGGCATGTTCTTCTCCGTGTTGCCAGGGTGTCTGTCACCCTGATGATTACAAGATAGGGGTGGCGTGGGTTACCGTCAACCCCCATGCTGAAAAAAACTTACGCGGCCAGCTTATCTTCCTGGGCGGCGTTGCGCACAACGAAACCGGATTGGTCGCGCTTCGCCTTGTTGCCCTTGGGCGACAGGCCGATGACATAGCCACCGCGCGGATCGAGATGGCGCAGGTCATGCTCGTCGCCGCTGATAACAGGTGCGCCGAGATATTCGGACGGCATGGCGCCAGCAAATACAACAGCGACGTTGTGGCCGCGTTGCAAGGCCAGTCTGGCGAAGCATTCGTTAGTCTCACTACGGCTAAATGTCAGATGCAAATTTGCTGGCACCCGGCCAAGGCGCTCAAACCGCTTGGTATAGTCAACAAATTGCACGTCGGGAAACACGTCGTAAACGTTCCGGTTGCCGCGTGATTTGATTTTAATCCTCTCAAACGGAATATCGGTCGAGCCATTCATGCGGATGCATAACGCCTTGCCCAACTTGGCCGCGCGGCGTTGCAGCGCTTCGATATGTTGGCACACCTCGTCCAGGAATGCCTGGACGTCGGAGGCGAAATATTGGGCCTTGCGAATGCGGCTTTCCCGGACGCTGTTAGTGCCGTGCTCTAGGTCCGCCACCATGGCCGCTTGGCCGCTATACAAGCCAAGGCATAGGTCGATACATCCAGGCGATGCGGCAGCGCAAAGATTACCGACGCCCGCGGTGGTGTGCGCGGCCATGTAATTGATACCGTTGAGGTAACCATACTTGTCGGCCTTGACGGCCTTGGCGCTCTCGACGCTAAAGAAACGCTTGAATTGGGGTGCCATGTTCTTTTCTCCGTGCTGCTAGGGTGTCTGTCACCCTGTTGACTACCAACTTGGGGACGGTATCGTAGCGATGCAATAGCGAATGCAAAAAAAAGATTGGAAAAAACACATGGCACTCAAACAGACTACGTTACGGCTGCGCGAGAGCACGTTGGATGCGCTGCGCCGCTATCAGTCCCGCTCGCCGTTTAGGAGCGTCGCCAGCGCCGCCGATGCGCTTATCGTAGAGGCGCTGGCGGCCCGTGCTGCTGCTGACAGGGCGGCGATGGCGGCGCAGCAGCCAGTGGACCGGATGATAGTGGGCGCAAAACGTGCCGGCTAGGTCACGCAACAAGGGCAGCGGCTATGAGCGCGCCATTGCCACGTTGATACGCGATTGGTGTGGCGTGCGGCTCGTGCGCGACCTCGAACAGTATCGCCAGGGCGAGCGCGGCGACCTCGTACTGCACCCTGATGACGTCGGCGTTGTGGTGTGGCCATGGCTTATAGAGTGCAAGCGCTACGCTAGCGGCCCGATGGGCGGAAAGCCAGAATGGTGGACGCAGGTCTGTCGGGCGGCGGACGTTGCCGGCAAGCTGCCGGCGCTATTCTATCGCTATGACCGTGGCGCGACTCATTGCGTTATGCGATTTGAAGATGCTGTCACCGCATATTATGATGGAAATGTAGTGCGGGACGTGCAACGCACGGTGGTAAATGGTACGCAAACCCGGTTCGCACGGGTTATTTTCGCTGAGGTGGATGCATGCGCGGTCCTAAGCGGCGGGATTGGGTTGCGTACCATGCCGCGTACCGTGTAAACCGCGGAAAACCTAGCGGCTCAACGAATGGTACGAGGGTGGTTCGCTCTTTTTACACAGTACGCGGCCCAGATTGGGGTACGGTACGTTGCAGCACCCCCTTTAGGGGGTGCGTACTGCGTACCAAGGACCGAACGGAATTACAGACGGAGACGAAATGACAACACCAACACGGCAAAAACGAAAACCTGGGACGCCATTTGAACGCCGGTTTTTTGACGCGTACCGGGCGCAGCTTAGCTGGCCGCGGATTGATGCGGCGCTGGCTAAGCTGGACCGGCATGTGTCCGCTATCGAGCGGGCGTGGGGTATAGATCGCCTGCCGCTTTTGGTGGATGGCGCCCTGCGCGAGAGGTTTGAGGCGCAGTTAGCGCGTCTGGACGCGGCCATTGAGGAAATCGATGGCGAGGCGGTGGAGCGGCATGCTGCGGCGACAATGCGAGCATGGGATGCGCTAGTCGACGCCGCAACCGCGGTGGGGCATGCGCCGCTTGGCGTTGATGGCGTGTTAGAGTGCGCCATGCCAGACGGGCGCATAATGATAGTAGGCGAGACCGCCCAGCAAGCCGCTAGGGCAGGGCAGGACAGGGCAGGTTGCGTATGCATGGGCATAGATGAGGTGGCGCGCGTCATGGCGCTGTACGATCCTCTAAAGGCCGTTGCAGTGGCAAAGCATCTGTGGCCTGGCGCGCAAATGCGCGAGGTGCGGACGCGAGGAGGGTTGGATGACGAGCTCCCCTTTTGATCCGCCGCGCCGCTTTTCGATCATGCCTAGCCGTGCGCCTAGTGACCAGCGGTTGGGCATAACCGAATTGCGAGTGCTGGGCGCGCTCTGCATATATACTAATAGCGCCGGTGTTTGCTGGCCGACGATGGAGACGCTGGCCAATGCAAGCGGCTATGCGGTGCGCCTGAGTGTCAACAACGCGATCAAAAAGCTAAAGGCGCTGGGCTATGTCCGCCAACTCCGCAGCAAAGACTATGCCGCGAGCGGATGGCGCATCAACCGTTATCAAGTGCTGTGGACGGGCGACGAACCAATGCCACGGCTTGAAGATATACATCTGCCAATGCCGCGCGCCGAGATGATAGACGATGATAGTGAGCGCAGAACGAATGGGATTGCAAAGGGCGCAGGCGACGCTGAACACTCTCTCGCTCTCTCGCTGGCGCACGCTTACGCGCGCGGCGTCCAGGAGGCGACGGGGCAAACCGTCGTCATCGCCAACGTGATCCGCTCTGCCCATCAGCATGCAGCGGATGGCGTTACGCCTGAGACGATGCGCAGAGCGGCCTATGCGGCATGCAAAGCGGCGCTTGAGGCCAGGCGAGGCGTACCAGGCATAGGGGAGGTGTCCTGTTCATGACCGCAAACGGACGTTTGCCCGTGTACGCCCCGGCAGTCCGTGTCGCATGGTGCCGGCCAGGCAAGGCATGCCCGCCCGCCAGCGCCGAAACCGGCACCCCTTGCCCCCCACCCCTGGCCTGTACCTATGGGGGCCACCCCGCAAAATTTTCGCAACTTTCCACAGAGGACGATAAGGACATGCCAACAGCGCCAGAAGAGTTTATAGCGGACGCCCAGGAAATTTTCGGCAAGC